ATATTTAGGTATTATTAATTAAGATAATATAGTTATGAAAACAGAAAATTTCTTTTACAAAAACAGAAAAGACTTTACAGGAACTTTAGAAGAGAGAGATGCTCTATTACAGCAATCTTTAGACAGGCTTAAAATTAAAAAGCAAGTAAAGAGTATTGAACACAAAACACTTTATGACTATATTGGGGATACTTTAAAGTGGGATACACTGTACAGAACACCCTGCACTGTTAAAATTACAAATGCAGATACAGTATATGTAGGAGCTTTAGTAACATTTCGAGATGATTCAAAAAAGTTTTACTTGTGGGCATACTGGGGAGCCAACTATAATGTATCTACAGGAAAAGAGACAAAACCAGCAGGATATTATTACATATTAGCAGACTCAGCAGGAAATAGGCATATTAAAGAAGTACTTACTTGCTGGACTTCCGATAAAATATACTATAAAGATCTATCAGACGTGGCAGGAAAGGACTATTATGAACTTTCTTACGAAGAAAAAGATTTAGTTAGAGAACAGTTACGTCAATTTTTTAAAGATAAATAGTAAAAAAAGAGTTGCTTAATTGCAGCTCTTTTCGTATATTCATAGTATATTAAAGTAGTTATGCAAATAGAAAAAAAGTACTACCTCGTAGACAGTATTGAGACTGTTAATCTATTAATAGAACATATAACATCTTCAGAAGTTATTGCCTACGATACCGAGACAAATAGCCTTAATCCAAGAAAAGGATCTATTGTAGGATGGTCTGTCTCTGGAGATATTGGAATAGGATTTTACCTTCCAACACAAAAGTGGAATAACGATACTCAGCAGTTAGAAGAGTGTATAATAGGAGGAAAAGGAGCACATGAGGTATCTAAAAAGCTTCTAAAACTATTAGTAGAAAAAAAGCTAGTAATGCATAATGCTTCTTTCGACTGCCGATTTACTAAAAATTATTACGGAGTAGATCTTCTACCAAGCCTCTGGGTTGATACGGCTTTACTTGTGCATACTGTTCAAGAAGAAGGAGCAGGTATGGGAGTGTTTGGTCTTAAGCCATTGGCAATATCTATTCAAGAACATATAGGACTGGATGTAGAAAAAGCAGCCAACCAGGAACAAATTGAATTAAAAGATTCGATTAAAAAGAACGGAGGATCAGTTACAAAAGATAATTTCGAGATCTTCAAAGCAGATATGGAAATCTTAGGAAAGTATGCTGCTGCCGATACGGATTTAACTCTTAGAATATGTAATCACTTTTTACAGAAGTTAAAAGAAGAGCAATTGGAGAATTTCTTCTTTGAAGAAGAAGTAATGCCATTATATAGAGAGGTTACAATTCCTATGGAAGAATTAGGAGTTGATTTAGATCTTCCTTTACTAAATAAGATCAAAGACGAAATTACAGCCGATCTTGAAAAGAATAAACAAATCGTAATCAAAAGTATTCTAGCTATTCCAGAAGCAAGAGAGTGGGTTGTAGATACAGCTTTATCAAATTTCCCTCCCTCCCACAAAGGAAACTGGGCTCAGAATCTAGTAATGCTACACTCTCTTCCTTTACCGAGAAGTGAGAAGACAGGAAAGTATTCTTTGACTAAAAAAGATGTTGATGCTTTAGAAGACAGTAACGTAAAACAGTTCTTACAGACAGGAGATCTCTCTTTCCTAGATGAAATGGAAGTTGTAAAGATTTCTATGGCAATGTGGAAAGAAGAGAATGAAGGAGAGTATTTGAATATTCAATCTAAGAAACATTTAGGAGAGATTGCATTCAAATATATGGGGATAAAAGCATTGACTCAGACTAAAAAAGGTCAAGATCAATTTGATATGGATATGTTAGAGGAGTTGTCAAAGACACATGCCTGGGCTGAAAATCTCCGTATCTACAATAAGCTTTTGAAAATTAAATCAACTTATATAGATCGATTTATTGACGGGGAGGAAGACGGTAAATACTATCCATACTTTAAACAACACGGTACAGTATCTGGGAGATATGGATCAGATTTACAACAGCTACCTAAACCGAAAGAAGAAGGAGAGGATGTAGAGGTAATCGTATACTATACCAACGTAGTTAGAGCTTTTTTTATAGCAGGAAAAGGTAGAAAGATTATTGATGCTGATTATACAAGTCTTGAACCACATTGCTTTGCTTCAGTATCCGGAGACAAAGGTCTCCAAGATATTTTTAATAATGGATGGGATTTCTACTCGACAATTGCCATTAAAACAGAAAAGCTAGAAGAGGATAGAGTAAAGTATCCAAACGGAGTATCACCAGATTCTAAATCACCTGTCTTTTTAAAAAAAATAGACCCTGTAAAGAGAAATCAGGCAAAAGGGTATTCATTGGGTGTTCCGTATGGTATGGAAGCTTTTGCTCTAGCTAAAACATTAAATGTACCTCAAAAAGAAGCTGAAAGATTATTAAACGGGTACTTAGATGGATTTCCAAAACTGAAAGAATGGCGAATTAAATCTAGGGAACAAGTAAAAAAGTACGGGTTTATTGCAAACAAAGTAGGAAGAATTAGACACTTGCCGAAAGCAAAGCAGATATACAGTAAGTACGGAGATCAAATATTAGATTGGAGATTTAGAAAAGAATTAGAAGAAAGATACGGGAAGGATGTTGTAATGCAGGTCTACAGAGATTATAAAAATGCTCTCAACAATTGCTTAAACTACCAACTCCAGTCACTAGCAGCCGCTATCGTAAATAGATCTGCAATACAGATTAACAGAAAATTAAAAGAACTAGGAATAGATGGAAGAGTACAGGCTCAGATACATGACCAGCTGATCATAAATGTTCCAGAAGATGAAGCAGAGAGATTAGCTCCGATTGTGCAACACATAATGGAGACGACAACTGTTTTAGACGGAGTAACACTGAAAGCACCACCAGAGATTAGTGATAATTTTAGGGACGGTCATTAAGTCTATTTATTTTAAGGAAAACGGAAATAGGTACTATTTATATTAAACAATTAATATGAAGAATTGTATCTACATGCTCACAAGCCCTTCTGGGAAGATCTATATCGGGCAAGCAAAAAATTATAAAACTAGAAAGAGACAGCATATACAACTCAGCAAGAAACAGCGTACACCAGTAGGTAGAGCTATTATGAAATACGGTTTTGAAAGTTTTAAAGAAGTTATCTTATACACTCAAAAAGAGTATAACAGAAAAGATCTAAATGAAAAAGAAACATATTACATAGAACTTTACAATTCCTGTAATAAGGAAGTAGGGTATAATATATGTAAAGGAGGAGAAGGAAGAACAGGTCCGCTCTCAAATAGTACTAAAAAAAAGATGTCTTTAGCAAAAAAAGGAAAACCTAGTAACAGAAAGAACACATCTACTTCTGAAAAGACTCGAAAACAAATGTCTGAATCCCATAAAAAACCAGCTTCAGATTACCAAAAGCAGCGTATAGCAGAAGGACTAAGTATCCCTATCGAGCAGTATTCGTTATCTGGATCTTTAATAAGAAGATGGAAAAGTACCAAGGAAGCTAGACAAGGGACAGGTATAACTTCCATTGGAGATGCTTTACGCGGAAGACAGAAAACAGCTGGCGGGTTCGTCTGGGAGTACGTGGATAAAAGCTACAGACCGTCTTACAAGAGGAGAAAAGTAAATTAACATCTATTTATATATAAAGATATCGACTCTAGGGCGAGTTAGTTATGTTAAAATTTTTTATTAACCGAGTAGCTTAGGCACTCACAAAATGTAAATCGATATGAGTACACAATTCAACGAATGGGACATTCTGTTCCATAATTTCTTCAATCCAACAAGCGGATTTTTATCTGCTTCCAATGTTAAACAACCACATCCATTAAACATCTATTACGACGAAACAGGACTTCATTTTGAAGTAGCATGTACAGGTCTTACCAAAGACGATGTTAAAGTCGATATCGAAGACGATATCTTAAAAATTAGTTACGAAAAACCAGGTGAAGATAAAAAACTTCATCCAGGAACAATTGTAAACGGTCTTTCAAAAAGATCTTTCAATTTAGGGTATAAAATCTCAAGTAAGTATGATTTAGGAAAAGCTGATGGTAAATTAGAAAATGGTTTACTGACAATCTTTATTCCTCTTACTGAAAAAGCAAAACCAAAAAGTATTAAAATAAAATAAGACTTTGCCCTAGAGTTGTTTCTTTAAATTTTATTTTCTATATTATTAAATAATCAAAGCAAAAATAGTTTATGAGTAAAAAGTTATTACCACAGAACGATCGAGTTCTTATCAAACCTATTCAAGCAGGAGAAGAAATGTACGGAAATATTATTATTCCGGACATGGGAAAAGAAAAGCCTGAAATGGGAGAAGTTATTGCCGTAGGTCCAGGACGTCAATCGGAATTTGGACAATTCATTAGAGTAAATGCAAGTGTAGGGGATATTGTTTTAATCCCTAAGATAGGATCTCTTCGAATTGATTTTGAAGGAGAAGAATACTTCATTACACCAGACAGAGAAATTTTAGCAATTGTACAAGAATCACAAAATTAATTTATGGAAAAGAAAATAAGTTTTTCAAAAGAAGGAAGAGAGCAATTACTAGCAGGAGTAGATAAGTTAGCTGATGCAGTAGTAGCCACTTTAGGTCCATCAGGACGAAATGTTATCATCGAACAAAGCATGGGTAATCCTATCTCAACAAAGGATGGAGTAACTGTAGCAAAAGCTGTAGAGTTAGAGGATACTGTTGAGAATATTGGAGCACAATTAGTAAAACAAGTATCTATCAAAACAGGAGATCAAGCCGGAGACGGAACTACAACTTCTACATTACTTGCTAGAGAAATCTACAAACAAGGATTAGCTGAGTTAAAAGATTCAAATGCTGTAGAAATTAAAAGAGGAATCGATAAAGCAGTTAATGAGGTTGTTTCTTATCTAAGAGAACAGTTATCTGAAGATGTAAAAGAGGAATTGCAAATCGAACAAGTAGCAACAATCTCAGGTAACAATGATCCAGAGGTAGGTAAGTTAATTGCCACTGCAATGGATAAAGTTGGAAGAGATGGAGTAGTAACAATTGAAGAGTCTAAAACAGGAGAAACATATCTTGAAACAGTAGAAGGTATGCAATTTAATAGAGGGTATAAATCTCCATACTTTGTTACAGATAACAATACAATGACCTCAGTATTGGATAATCCTTTGATTCTTATTACAGATAAAAGAATCCAACACATTAAAGAAATGCTTCCATTGTTGGAATCAGTATCACAACAAAACAAATCACTATTAATCATCTCAGATGACTTAGACGGAGAGGCTCTTTCAACACTTGTTGTAAATAAAATGAGAGGTATCTTGAAAGTCGTAGCTGTAAAAGCTCCTGAATTTGGAGACAGAAAGAAAGCAATGTTAGAAGATATTGCAGTTCTAACAGGAGGTACAGTTGTATCGGATGAGAAAGGAATGAAATTAGATAGATTCAATTCAGAATGGTTTGGAAATGCTAGAAAAGTAACTGTAGGAAAAGATACTACAACCATTGTAGATGGAAAAGGTTCTGAAGAAGCAATCTCAAAAAGATTAGAAGAATTAAAAGAACAAATTGACAATACAGTTTCACCTTATGAAAAAGAGATCTTACAGGATAGATTAGCAAAACTTGTAGGAGGAGTAGCTATGATTCATGTTGGAGGTCATACAGAGGTAGAAATGAAAGAGAAAAAAGACCGTGTAGATGATGCCCTTCATGCAACTAAAGCAGCTTTAGAAGAAGGTATTTTACCTGGAGGAGGAATTGCTCTATTAAATGCAGCTAAATATTTATCAATCAAGTTAGCAGAAGGAGAGATAGATATTACTCATGAAGATCAGAAAAAAGGAGTAAGCATTATTATCCAGGCAATCCAAAAGCCATTTGAACAAATTTTACTAAATGCAGGAGAGACTCAAGAAGTTATTAACGAAAGAAAAAGCGTACTAACTCATGAAGATGAAAAATGGTTAGGGTATAATCCTAGAACAGAAAAAGTAGTTGATATGCTAGAAGAAGGTATTATTGATCCAATGAAAGTAACAAGACTTGCTTTAGAAAATGCAGCATCAGTTGCAGGAACAATGCTTACAACAGAATGTATTATTAGTAATATCAAAGGAAAAGATGAACAAAATGCAGGAGTAGATCCTAACATGTTCATGTAATATTAATTTAAAATCAAACAAAATGAACAAACAAGAGTTATTTGAAAAGATTGACGGGTTGTATCAAGAATTCGTTGCACAACACAACGGAACAACTAAAAAGTCACAAGCCAATGCACGTAAAGCAATTGGAGAGGTTAAGAAATTAATCACAGAATATAGAAAAGCTTCAACAGAAGAATCAAAAGCAAAGTAAGGACCGGTTGTGGAGGGAGGGGGCGCATACCTCTCCCGACAACGAAGTTGTCACGCGCAAATTTTATTAACTATCCCACCCTCCGGAGTGGGTTTAAAAACGTTTTATTATGACAGGATTGGAAATAATCATATTAGTTATTACAATTGTACTATTAGCAACAATATTAGGGTATTACTTCAGTTACGGACAACCTTCACTAGAGGACATGAAAGAGAATGAAAATACTACCCCAGATACAACAAAAGCTCGTCTTACGCAATCTGCCCAACAGCTTGTAAAAGAGATTGAGAAGGTAACAAAAACACCTACCACACAGGAAGAATCTCAGAAATTGGTAAACGATCTTGTAGAGATTGCAACAGCTTCTCCAAAGAAGAAAAGAAAATATTATCCAAAGAAAAAATAACACATGTCAGATTCAATAAAAAAGTATCATGAACTAGTAGAAGAAGGTAGACTGTTGAATGAAACTCCTCAACAGCAAGCCACAGGTCTTATAACAGCGGTTGTGAGAGCGGCAATGTGTGCCGGGAATCTTGATATAGTATTGGATAGGGTTGTGAAAATGTCTTTAAAGAATCCTAACCTAACACCTAGAGTGGTGTTTGATATTGTTAGTGAGGAGATGAAGGTAGATGAGTTATGTACACCAAAAAAACAACAAAAATGGAACAACCAAGAATGAATTTAACAATTGACCAAACCCTACCGGTAGAGTGTGAGAAATGTAATCATACTTTCTTTGAAGAAGCACTTCACATTCGCAAGGCCTCCGGCCTATTGACAGGTACCGGACAAACAACCTACATGCCTATTCCGGTATTTGCGTGCAAGGCCTGCGGCCATGTAAACACTGAGTTCTTACCAAAAGAATTAAAAAGTTTAGGAACTGAGTAACAAAGCAAGTGACTTTGGTTAATCTTCATAAGAGGCTTTAGGGCCTCTTTTTTTTGTGCCTATTTATTGTAAAGAGTAGAGTAAAGTAAAAGTGAGGTTAAAGTCTAGTATATGAAAAAAGTAAGTAAATACTACTCCCCAACTCCTAAAAAATGGAGAAAATTAGGAGATGCTTTATTAGGTGTAAGTTCAACAATTACAGGGTATTCTATATATAACGATATGAAAGAAGTAGCTATAGCTGCTTTATTGCTAGGGGTAGTTGGAAAATTTTTATCTAATTTCTTTACAGAAGATTAAAATATGAGTTTAAAGAGTTTACAAACGAAAATAGGAGCGACACCTGATGGGGTATTTGGCCCAAGTACAATGAGAAAAGCAATGGAGTTCTATAAATTAACTCCTATAAGAGCTGCTCATTTCTTTGGACAGACCTCTCATGAAACAGGAGGCTTTAAACTTTTTTCTGAAAATCTTAACTACTCAGCACAAGGTCTTCAAAGTATTTTTGCAAAATATTTTCCTGGTAACTTAGAGGAATCTTATGCTAGAAATCCTGAAAAAATAGCAAATAGGGTTTACGCTTCAAGGATGGGTAATGGTGATGAAAAATCAGGTGATGGTTGGAAATATAGAGGTAGAGGAGCTTTACAATTAACCGGTAAAGATAATTACAAAGCTTTTGCACAATATTTAGGAAAACCTGAAATTATAACTAACCCTGATTTAGTAGCTACAGAATATGCTTTTGAATCAGCTATGTTTTTCTTTGATAGAAATAAACTGTGGTCAATTTGTGATCAAGGAATTAATGATAAAACTATATTAGCCTTAACAAAACGTATAAATGGCGGAACACACGGTCTTGCAGATAGAAATGAGAAAACAAAAACTTATTATCAATTTATAAAATAGTTATGAGCTACATGAAAACATCACTATTAATTACATTATCATTGACAACAGCATTCGCCTTCATAGGATCATACTTTCTTAACCTTACAGCTGATAATATTGAACAATACATATCAGTAGCATTTGTAGTATTTGCTGATGGGTTCTTTGGAGTATGGGCCGGTATAAAAAGAGAAGGATTTCAAACTCGTAAAGCATTAAAAGTATTAAAAACATTAGGATTTTGGATAGTAATGTTATCTGCCATATTGACAATAGAACAAGGTTTTTCAGGAACTTCTTGGTTAAGTGAAACCATCATGGCTCCTTTCCTAGTATTTCAATTGATTTCAATTTTGAAAAATGCCTCAATGGTAGGAGTGGTTCAAAACGAACTTCTTACTCAAATTTTAGATAAACTTGATAAACATAAAGGAGAAAGAGATGTTACAAAATAAACAAAACATATTACTTATAATTGTAATTTTTCTGATAGGTTATATGATCTTCACAACACAGGGTATTAAAACTGATATTAAAAATTACAAAGAAAAAATCGAACAACTGCAAACAACAGTAGATTCAGCCAAAACAGTCGATAAAACTAATACTACAAAAATAGATTCAGTTCAACAAAAAGTGTTTGGAATCTCAAAAGAAATTTACTATATTGATAAGAATATAAACATAATAAAAAAACAAACAGATGAAAAGGTTAATAGTGTTGACACTCTTACTGCTAACGAGCTTGAGCAGTTTTTCACAAACAGATACGACAAAGGTTCGAATTAAAGTTCCTGTAGCAAAACTTGCTGTAAAAGATATCATTAAAGGTGATGGGTGTTTTGAAGAATTAAAACTTACTCAACAAAAAGTTATAAAACTTGAAGAAAGAGAAGCGCAAAAGGATACAATTATTTCCCTCTATAAAGATAAAGATATTAATAATAAATTAATCATTCATACTCAAGAATTACAAATAAATCAATACGAACATTTAACAGACGACTTACATAAAGAATTAAGAAATGTTAAACGTTCTAATATATTCTGGAAAATATCAACTGGTATGTTAAGTTTTTTAACTGTATACCTTATAGTAAAATAACTAAAAAATAAATATAATGAACAAATCCCATTTAAAGAATATAATCAAAGAGATTATTAAAGAAGTATTAGATAATAAGAAAATTGCAATTAAAGAAGAAGCATATGATATAGTTCAGGATGTTTATAGAGCATTAAACAACAGCCGTCCTTCTCAAGATGAAGTAGAAGAGTATTTAGGAAGATCTTTATCGAGAGATGAATTAAGAGCCTTCGGATTTAATTCAGGAACAGTAACAGGGTACAAATATGGACAACCACAGTATGCAGGTCAGGGTCAAAAGAAAACTTATACTAGGTATGGTAAAGGGTTTTCTAAACGTTAATAGTAGTACAATATAAAAATAAATAAAAGGCTTGCTTTCGCAGGCCTTTTTTCGTATATTATAATTATAAAAAGATGATAATATGAACGATAGAGAAGCTACCTTTACAATAGATGGAGAATCGAAAAAAGAGATGGTCAATCACCCTCAACACTATGGAGGAAAAGACAACCCTTACGAAGCAATAAAAGTTATTGAAGCCTGGAATTTAGGATTCTGTTTAGGAAACACTGTAAAATATATTGCCAGAGCTGGTAAAAAAGATGCCACACTTCAGGAATTAGAAAAAGCCAAATGGTATTTGGATAGAGAAATTGAAAAACTGAAAGCAAATGGCAAAAAAAATAAATAAGAATATTCAACTTATAAAAGAATTTTGCAAGCCTGAGATAGATTATACTTATCAAAAATCAATTTCTTATAGTCAAACTTTATCTTATAACACCTGCCCTCATCAATGGGCATTAAAATATGTTAAAGGATTACAGGAATATAAGCCGACCATTCACACAGTTTTTGGTACTGCACTTCATGAAGTAGTACAGGAATGGTTAACATGTCTGTATGAAGAGACTGTGAAGAAGTCTAATGAAATGGATTTAGGATTACTTCTACAGGAAAAACTCTTCCATATATATACTCAGGAAAAAGAAAGGTATGGTCAGCATTTCTCTACCTCTCAAGAGTTATCTGAGTTTCATGATGATGGAGTACAGATTCTAGAGTACATTCGTAAGAAACGTGCATCTTACTTCAGTACTAAGTACTTTAGGCTGGTGGGAGTAGAAATTCCATTAGTGCATCAATTACAGGAAAACATATTCTTTAAAGGATATATCGATTTACTTTTCTACGATGAACAAGATGATAAGTATGTCATTTTTGATATCAAAACATCTACCTCAGGATGGAATGATTATGCAAAGAAGGACGATAAAAAGTTAGCACAATTACTTCTTTATAAAGAATTCCTAGCAAAACAATTTAATATCGATGTTGATAAAGTAGATGTAAAGTATTTCATTGTTAAAAGAAAAGTTCCTGCCAATCCAGAGTTTCCAGCTATGGGTAGAAGAGTTCAAGAGTTTGTTCCTCCTTCAGGAAAGATTAAAAGAGGTCAAGCAACAACAGCACTTGCAAAATTTATTGATGATGCTTTTGACAAACAGGGACAGTATATTGATAAAGAATATGAAAAGACACCTTCCAGATCAAATTGTATGTTCTGTGAATTCAAGAACACAGAGTATTGTACTACAACTTTTTAGTAATTGTATATATTTATATATAGTTAATCAAATATGAATAAAAAATACAACACCACTATGAAAAAGCTAACTAGTGTAAAGGTAGAAGAAATTCTTCTACAAGAATTTAAAGAACAATGTGTAAGACATAAATTTTCTCTACAAAAGCTTGTAGACAGAGCAATTTTTTTATATCTTACAGAAGAAGAGTTTAGAGATAAGGTACACTCACAAACAAATATTAAACTAAAATAGTTACATGAAAGAAAAATTTCGTTATGTAAAGAAAGAAGATCGTAAAAAGATCTTACTGTTATGCGATGATATTAGGATGCATTCCGGTATCGCTACTATGGCAAGAGAGATTGTTATAGGAACAGCACACCACTTCAATTGGCTGAATATAGGAGCAGCTATTAATCACCCTGAAGCAGGAAAAGGATTAGACATCTCAGCAGAGGTAAATAAATTTGCCGATATTGAAGATGCTTGGGTAAGAGTATTCCCAAATAATGGATATGGAGATGCTATGCTTGTTCGTTCTTTTATTCAACAAGAAAAACCAGATGCAATTTTTATCTTTACGGATCCAAGATATTGGACTTGGTTATTTGAAATAGAGAGAGAAATCAGAAATGAGATTCCAATTATGTATTATTCAATCTGGGATAATTGGCCATTGCCTATCTGGAATCAACCTTTTTATGAGTCGTGTGATTTACATATGTGCATCTCCAAGCAGACGAAGGAGATGACAAAGATGCTATTAGAGAGATCAGATATGGATATAGTTGATTTAGATCTAAAGTAGTATTTTTAATAGTTTTTAATGTTTTTTACTTTTCTTACTATTTATAATAAATGAGAGTATGGAAAGTAAATACATTAGAAATTGTCCAACCTGTAATACGGAAATTCTATACGCAGGGTATGAATCACATAGAGTAGCAAAAAAAGCTAATAGGTCTTGTAGGTCCTGTGTAGCTTTTGCAAGAACAGAAGAACATTATCAAAAAATAGGTAGTGCTGTTTCAAAATTTAGAACAGGGAAGAGTTATGAAGAGTTGTATGGAGAAGAAGAAGCTACTAGATTGAAGAAACAACATTCTGAAAATCTCACAGGTAAAAAAAGACCTCCATTTTCCCAAGAGTGGAGAGACAATCTAGGAAAGTCTCATACAGAATCGGAAGTGTTTCAACAAGTAATGCAGTCTGAGGATTATAAAAAAACTCGAAGAAACATTAATATTCAGAGATTCTATCCAGGATTATCTGAAGAGGAGTGGGAGGTTATGCAGGGACCTAAGAGGTTGTATTATTTGGAGGTCATGGGTGTTACAAAAAGTCAGCCCTTAGAGTTGTTAGAGCATTATGATAAAAGAGGACGAAGTGGAATAGAAGGAGCCTATCAATTGGATCATATTTATCCAATTTCGCTAGGATTTATTAATGACATCCCAGCAGAAGAAATAGGTCACATAAATAATCTGCAAATGATACCTTGGTTGGAAAATGCAAGAAAAAGTAATAAATTAGATTATGAGAAATAAATCAATAAACATAAGTGAAGAGGTTTATGAAATGCTCAAAGCTCATTGTGTAGAGCATGGACTAAAAATCAACAAATATTTAGAAATAGTAATAAAAGAGCAGTTATGCAGCAAAAAAGAAAAACAGTAATCAAGTATGTTCCTCATGGAATAAATGAAAATCATTTCTTTCCTATTGGAAAAGATCATGAGAATTTTGAATTGCTTCAAGAATTCAAAAAAGCAATATTCAAGGATAAAGAAATTGACTTTGTTGTTCTTTTTAATTCTAGAAATATTAGAAGAAAATCTCCAGGAGATGTAATTCTTTCTTATAAAATGTTCTGTGATTTGATCGGAGAAGAGAAAGCAAAGAGATGTGCTCTTGTAATGCATACACAAGCTGTAGACGAAAATGGAACAGATCTTTATGCCGTTCGTGAAGCAATTTGTGATCCTGAATATGTAAATGTATACTTCTCTCAAGACAGATTAGATACTCCTCAAATGAATTTACTTTACAATATATCCGATGTAAATATGTTAATCACTTCTAATGAAGGATGGGGATTATCATTAACAGAAGCTATGATGGCCGGTAAAATGATTATTGCCAATGTAACTGGAGGTATGCAAGATCAGATGAGATTTACAGATGAGAATGGTAAGTGGATTGATTTTACTCCTGACTTCCCTTCCAATCACAGAGGTACTTATAAAGAGTGTGGGGAGTGGGCTATTCCGGTATTCCCTTCAAACATATCACTTGTAGGTTCAGTTCCAACTCCTTACATATTTGACGATAGATGTGCACCAGAGGATGTAGCAAAAGCATTATGTATAGCTTATGATCTAGGAAAAGAAGAAAGAACTACAAGAGGATTATTAGCAAGAGAATGGGTAACATCAAATGAATCAGGAATGTCAGCACGTCAGATGTGTGAAAATGTAATTGATGCAATGGATGAAGCATTTGAGAAGTTTACTCCAAGATCCAGATTTGAGTTACATAAAGTAACTGAGAGACCAAAAAAATATATCACACATAAATTAATATATTAATATGGGACTAAGTTTTAAAAGCTATAAAGATAGAATAACATTATCTGAGATTATAGGTGAATTATTTGATAGTAAGCCTTTTACGAGTACCTTTAATTTCGGTTTAAATAACTACAAGGATATCGTTGTAACTCCATTTCAAGATCCTCAAGGTAATGAAATTAAAATTATATACTACAACGAGGGTAATAATTTATATGAACTAGATTTTATGGTTAATAATACTAGTTTTAAGGATTGGGATGTGAACTATACGCTGATAGAGTACACAAGGTTGTTGTCTACAATTGCCAGTGCTACTTCTCAATTTCTAGATAAGTATAAGCCTGTAGGGTTAAAAATAAAAGGAGTTGACGATTATAGAAAAATTCAAAATAAAGAGAAAGCTCAAGGACAGAAAACTAGAATCTATGATTATCTTATTTCACAGATAGAGGATAAAGGAAATTATATGGTAGATAAGTCTGTAAGAGATGGTATTGCATTAATGAGAAAATAAAAATAGAGTTATATGAATAACAAACCAACATTAGTAGTAAGCTGTCCAGTTGATACGTACAGCGGTTATGGAGCAAGAGCAAGAGATTTCGTACAATCAATTATTGACCTAGATAAATACGAGGTACAAATACTATCTCAGAGATGGGGTAATACTAGATTTGGGTATTTAAAAGATCATAATAACGAATCTCTAGCTTCTAGAATTATTCCTCAAATGACACAACAGCCAGATATCTGGATACAAATATCAGTTCCTAATGAGTTTCAAAAAGTAGGTAAATATAATATCGGAGTAACAGCCGGTATTGAAACAACTTTATGTGATCCTTCTTGGATTCAAGGATGTAATAATATGGACTTGGTATTAGTATCTTCACAGCATGCTAAAAAAGTATTTGAAGATTCTAAATTCAATATGCAGGATAGCAGAACAGGACAGGTGACAGGAGTTGTTGAATTAAAAACAAAAATAGAAGTATTATTCGAAGGAGCCGATACTATGAAATATACTCCTCTTGCATTTCCTACAAAATTAAAATTTGACGAGATAGATGAACAGTTCTGCTTCCTGACTGTAGGACATTGGTTACCGGGAGAATTAGGAGAGGATAGAAAAAATATTGGATATACTATCAAAGCATTCTTAGAGACGTTTAAAAATAAACCAAAAGGAAAAAAACCAGCTTTAATTCTAAAAGTACAAGCAGGATCAGGAACATCTATTATGGATAGGGAAGAACTGTTAAATAGAATAGATGCAATAAGGCAGACAGTAAAAGGAGACCTACCAAACGTATACCTACTTCATGGTGACATGACTGATGCAGAAATTAACGAACTATACAACTATGGCAAAGTAAAAGCAATGGTATCTCTAACAAAAGGAGAAGGATTTGGAAGACCGTTACTTGAATTTAGTTTAGTAAATAAACCAATCATAGCATCAGCCTGGTCAGGACATACTGACTTCCTAGATAAAGAATTTGTAAAGTACATAGGAGGTACTCTTACAAATGTACATCCTTCAGCAGCATCTAAAAATATGATCTTAACAGAAAGTCAATGGTTTACCCCAGATGCAATTCAGGTAGGACAAGCATTGAAAGATGTTTATGACAACTATAAGATGTATAAAGAATTAGCTAAGAGACAGGGACATAAGAGCAGAACACAGTTCTCATATGAAAAGATGAGAGAGACGTTAGATTCTTTTCTAACACAGTACATCCCAACCTTCCCACAAAGAGTTGAACTTAAATTACCAACTCTGAAAAAGATAGAGCTTCCTAAGCTCACTAAAGTATAGTCTTACCTGACTTTCCAAGACATAGAGCTATTTATAATAAAATAGAATTATGATAGGAATTTATAAGATTACAAGCCCAAGTGGAAGGGTTTATATAGGACAGAGTGTTAATATAGAAAGGAGGATGAAGGAGTACCAAAACTTAGAGCAGATTAAATCACAATCAAAATTACATAAGTCTCTCAATAAGTATGGAACTTCTAATCATATATTCGAAGTTATAGAAGAGTGCACTGTAGAAGAGTTGAATGAGAAAGAAAGGTATTGGCAAGACTTCTACAACGTATTACAGGAAGGGCTAAACTGTAAGCTAACAACAGCGGAGGATAAGTCAGGGAAACTCTCCAATGATACGAAAGAGCTAATAAGAATAGGAAATAGGTATAGAAATAACAAGCCAGTTTACCAGTTTACTCTTAAAGGGGATTTACTCCGAATGCATGAAAGTACATTAGCGGCAGGAAGGTTTTTAGGTGATATTACAAAAAGTTCATCAATATCATCCTGCAGTACAGGAAGACAGGCTACAGCTTTCGGATATATCTGGTCTTACTCAGATTACGTGAAAACTCCTAATAAAATAACTCACCAGCATGGTAAGGCTATCCTGCAGTTAGATTTAGGGGAGGATATTCTTAGAGAGTATAACTCTCCTAAAGATGCAGTTAAGATATACGGAAAAAGCGTATACGACTGTTTAGCTGGTAAACAAAAGTCAGCGTATGGATTTATTTGGAAATATAAAAATTAAAAATTAAAAAAAGTAGAATAAATGGAAAAAGATCAGTTAAAGGACTGCCCTTGTGGAGGGAGTAATGCATGTTATGAACAGCAAGTGGAGAAAGATCTTACAACTTGGCTTTGTTTTGGATGCGGTAAAAGCTCTTCAACAGCTATGAAAGTAGGAAGTACTCCGGTACTTCAAGCCATTGAATCAGCACCAGAGCTTTACAAAGATATCATGTATACGGATAAGGATAATCAAGTATGGTTTCCTTCCACTATAACACTTCCAAATAAAGGAATGGTGTTTGTAGACGGTACATCAGCAGAGAATTGGAGATGGGCTGCTGTTAGGTCTGTAGAAATTCCTCAAGAAGAGTTAAAAAATTATCCTAAAGGACAAACACACAAAATGGATATGAAGAATATTAAATATTTTTCTGAAAGAGATTTTATGGATGCATTGTCTGAGATAGGATTTTTTGACTTAGAAGTTGCAGAATAGAGGTAAATTTCGTATATTTAAGTATGAAAATAAGTTATGCAATAGCAGTTTGTAATGAATTGGAGGAAGTGAAAAGACTAGTCAACTTCCTCCTTTCTAACAAACGAGAAGAAGATGAGATAGTTATCCTAGTTGATATATCAAAACAAGATAATGGAGAACTAAGAGGATGGTTAAATGAAACTAAAATATCTTTAATACTAAAAGGTGACCCTATAAAAATACATGAAGATAAATTTAAAGGTCATTTTGCAGATTGGAAAAACTTACTTACATCATATTGTTCAGGGGATTATATCTTTCAAATAGATGCTGATGAGATTCCTCATATCAATTTAATACAAAACTTACCTGAAATGCTAAAGACTAACGATATTGACATGGTCAGAGTTCCTAGAGTAAATACTGTAGAGGGACTAACTCAAGAACATATCCAGAAATGGGGATGGAATGTAAATGAGAAAGGATGGGTCAATTGGGCGGATTGGCAGATGAGAATTTACAGGAGACATCCAGATATTAAATGGGTTAATAAAGTACATGAAGTATTAGAAGGATTTAAAATACACGGTATGTTACCGCCAGAAGAGGAATGGGCTTTATATCATCCAAAAACAATCGACAGACAAGAGAGACAGAATAATTTATATACTCAACTTGAAACAGATAAGTTGTTTAATTAAAAAATATCTTAATTAATTTTATACAACATAAAGTATGGAAGACTTAACACCATTTATGGAACAATCTTACAATCTAACAAAAGAAAACGTAATACATCCTACATCCGTAGTAGAACCGGGTGTTATAATGGGAGTAGGAAATTACGTAGGACCTTTTTGTTATATAAAAACAGGTACTGTTATAGGAAATAGTAACAGATTTGAAGCTTATTGCTCTATAGGCACATATCCTGAACATAGGGAATATTTTACAAGGAGTGTATATCCGGTAGAGATAGGAGATAATAATGTCTTTAGAGAGTTTGTTACTATAAATGCAGGAACAGTAAGAAATACAGTTGTAAAAGATAATGTTACAATGTTAAGAGGTAGCCATGTAGGACATGATAGCGAAGTATGGGACAAAGTTATACTTTCTTGTAACGTACTAGTAGGAGGACATAGCACAGTTTTAGAGGGAGCTAACATGGGACTAGGTAGCATATGTCACCAGTATTCCACTATAGGACCATACTCAATGGTGGGAATGGGAGGAGTAGTAGTAAAGAACTCCTCCATACTTCCAGGAAAGATTTATGCTGGAATTCCTGTAAAACTGATAAAGGATAATACATTAGGGTTACAGCGAAGCGGTCTATCAAAAGAGGAGTACAACAAACTTAAAGATCTTTATGAAAATACTTGTAGCATGCACTAGAATAGACGAGATTGCAGGATCGGAACTATACCACTATGAGTTGTGCAAGGAACTATCGACACAGGGTCATGACGTTACATTGTGTACATACCTACCTATAGATAGTCCAAATGCTTCAACAAAGCAATATAAAACAGTACCAACTCTTCTTGAAAAGGGCGTACAGGTACTGCACATGGGCCAGTTAACAAGTAACGAAGTGTTCGATATAGGGGTAGTAAGTCAACCTCACGTCACGCAAGCACTATGTAACATCCTACCTAACTTAAATAAAGTGAGCATAATACACTCTCCGTATAGGTCAGAGGAGGTTGTAAGACATCCATCGATTAAGCATTATATCGCAGTAGACGTATTTGTATATAGGTACCTCAAAAATACAATAAAGATACCTTCAAAACAGATATCATTAATATACAACGCAGTAGATCCTACGAAATTTAACACAGATGGAAGAATTACTTTAGAAAGGATAACAGGACTTTACGTAGGAGGTTGGAATGATCCTCTCAGAAATAACATGTTTAATCACATAGTGCAAGAGTGTACTCACAACGATTGGGACCTGTTCGTAGTAGGAAGTACTCAGAGAGGAGGAGGATATCCACCTAACATAAAGTTCTTTGACGGAATATACAACATAGAACTGTTTACTAAAGCTGCCAACTTTACAGTAGGGCTAGGAGGAAGAACTCTGATAGAAGGATGGATGAGCGGTATACCAGGATATGTATATAAAGTCAATCCTGCAGGAGACATTCTAGAAGTGACATTAAAATATCCTCCAAAGGTGTCTAGATTTTATAACTACAACATAGTAAAAGAGCATATTAAATTATACACAGCTATTAATGAAAATACTCTATAGAATCTCAGATGCAGGATATAACAAAGTAAAACCTACTTATATCAGTAATGAAGCTTGCTTAAAAAACTTCTGTAATGTGTTTTTCGATCATATATCGGATATACTTATCCTAGCAGATAATTGTAGTGAACAGACACTTACTATGATAGGTAGGTATATCGATCCTATCAATATAGAAAAAGTATCTATAGGGCATGGAGCAGGAACTTTCAATCTAGCTTTAAATAAGGCATTGAAGTGGAACGATGATGAGATTGTATACTTTGTGGAGAATGATTATTTACATAAACAACAATCACCAAAAATTTTAAACGAGGGTTTGAATTTAGGAGCATCTTTCGTATCTTTATATGACCATCCTGATAAATACTTAGATCCATCTAAAGGAGGAAATCCATATTGTGAAGGAGGAGCAGAGGACACTAGAGTTTATCTAACAGATTCATGTCATTGGAAAATTACGAACTCAACTACAATGACATTTGCATCAACAGTGGCAACTCTAAAAAGAACCGAACAAATACTTAGAAAGTGGACAGTAGGTAAACATCCTCACGACTTTAAAATGTTCTTAGAATTAAGAGAACACAGCGAACTACTAATAACACCGCTACCAGGATATGCAACACATGGAGAAACAGCTTGGCTATCTCCATTAACAGATTGGTCAAAAATATGATATCAGTAATAATTCCAACATATAAATCTCCTGAAGCATTGGATCTCTGTCTAAGATCGGCAATAAAAGGGCAAGTCAACAGTAATGAAATTATTGTAGTTGTGGACGGATTTTATGATTTGAATAAAGAAGTTCTCGAAAAATGGAAAGATCATATTGAAATTTTAAATCTAGAGGAGAATGTAGGACTTTGTAGAGGTACTAATCTAGGAGTGTACAATGCAACGAATAGAAAAATCCTTATAGTAAACGATGATAATATATTTCCAGAGCATTGGGATGAGCATTTAGAGAATGAATGGGAAGAAGGATGTGTAATTACTCCAAATCAAATAGAACCTTTTCCTAGTATGTTTAAACAGATACATATAAAAGACTTAGGAAGAGATCCTGCTACGTTTGATCTTGAAGATTTTTGGAGATATAACTACCATGTAGTATCCGGAGATAAAAAAGACCTTACTGGATCAACACTTCCTATTTTTATGGACAAGTACGACTATTTGAGAGTTGGAGGTTGGGACGAAAATTACGATCTTGGAGTAGTAGCAGATTGGGACTTCTTTATGAAGTGTCAAATGTCAGGACTAAAAATGGTTAGAAACTATAACGTACACTTCTACCACTTTGTATCACTGTCAACAAATGATACAGAAGAAAATAGAAAGAAGAGGCATGAAGCTGAAGTAAGCGGTCATAACTATGCTAAATATAAGTGGGGACAGTATATACAGCACAATCCTGAAACAAATCTCAAATACATAAATATTTAACTATTTATATAAAAAGCAAATATGAATCTAGTAAACGAAATAAAACAAATACTTTCAGAAGTAACCAAAGTAAACTTCAAAGGACATAAATTTGTACTAAAGATTGATGTCAATGAAGATCCAAACAAAAAAGGAGTAAAGGTTCAATTCCTTCCTACCACATTCACAGGCATGTCTAAGAAAGAACAAG